GGGCCGGATTAGATGCCAGTTTGTTCACTATCCGCCAGATTGTAAGGACTTCAATGAAGTCCTCACCAACCATGGCCCAGAAACCGTTCTGACGGTCATAGAGAACGCCAAAGATTACCCGGTCAGTTCGGTCTATCGGTTCGATGAACTCCCAGCAGAGCCCGCGCTGGAGCCTCTGAGCACCGGCTGGCGGAAGCTGGACCGCCTTCTCAAGCCGTTCTTCCCCGCCCTAATGGTAGTGACAGGGGCAGCCAACTCAGGCAAATCGACCTGGACCAACCAGCTTGTGGCCCAAATGAACATAGAACATGGCTGTAAGGTGGCAATTGCCTCATTCGAAATGAGGATCAATCCATTCGTCAGCGATCTCTTGCTGATGGTTCACAAGGAACAAGGGAAAAAGTTCCAGAGCGGGCTTCAATGGATCAATGAAAACTTTGTCTTCATTGCCCCGGAACCAGACAATGAGAACGAAATATTCGATGTGGATTGGCTTCTGGAAAAAGCCGCGATGGCGGTTATCCGCTACGGTATTAGAATACTTGTCATTGACCCCTGGAATGAGATTGAGCACGCTGTTGGCCGTAGGGAGAGCATGACGGAATATGTTGGCCGAGCCATCCGGTCATTGAAGCGGTTTGGCCGTAAATTCGGTGTTCTTGTGATTGTGGTGGCCCACCCATCCAAGGCGGGTGCCATGAAGGCATCCAGAGCCGAGAATGTGAGGAAGATTAAAGAAAAGAACCCGGATTATGCCGAGGAACCAGAAGACCTTTCCCTGTATGATATCTCCGATACTGCCCATTTCGCCAACAAGGCTGACTTTGGCGTGGTTCTTACCAGAATAGGTGGCGGAAACATGACCGAGGTTTCGGTCGTAAAAATCAGATATCAGCCTGTGAGCGGATTGATCGGAAAAGACACCATCTGTTTCAACAGCTATGATCCCAAGAAAGCGGGGATGTTTGGCCAGTGAGCAGATCAGTTCCAGAGTGGATCGGAAAAAACCATGATAGCCCAATTCCTCCTCGTGTTCGTTTGCGCGTGTTCGATAGGTGCATGGGCATATGTCATATATCAGGGCGGAAGATCGGAACGGGTGATAGCTGGGATTGCGATCATATCGTGGCTTTGGTTAATGGTGGTGAGCATAGGGAGTCAAACCTAGCGCCAGCCATAAGTGACAAGCATCGAGAGAAAACGGCAGAAGATGTCCGAGAGAAATCCATTGTAGCTCGCAAGCGCAGCAAGCACTTAGGCATCAAGAAGAAGGGCAGCAGTATTCCCTATCGCAAATTCAATGGAGAGCTGGTATTACCCCGTAGGAAATAACCTAACGGGGGTTGGGGATGGATTTCGCATCAGCGATCAGGCGGCTTTGGCCCAATGGGAATCAGAAGGTTCCTGGCTTGGTTGAGGGAATTATCTCAACGGCTCCAGCCGTCTTTGCCAAGTATCACATCGATTCAACTTTAGTATTAGCTCACATCATGGCGCAGATCAGCCATGAGTGTGGCGCGGGACATGATGTCGTTGAGAATATGAACTATTCCGCCCAGCGAATGATGCAGGTATGGCCTAGTCGTTTTCCGAATTTAAGTTCAGCCGAGCCGTATGCGGGGAATCCGAAATTACTAGCAAATAAAGTCTACAATGGCCGCATGGGCAATCGGCCCGGTAGCGATGATGGCTATAATTTCCGTGGTCGGGGTGCGTCACAAACCACTGGCCGCAACGGTTACGAACGAGTTGCGAAGGCAACTGGTATCGATGTGGTCGCTCACCCTGAATACCTGATCGATCCATTGTACTTCCTTGAGTGTGGGGTTTCTGACTTCATCAATTGTGGTTGTATGGCCTATGCCTTGAAAGATGACATTTTTGGGGTTACTAAGAGGCTTAATGGTGGTACGGTCGGTCTGGTAGATCGTAGAGCGTGGCTAGATAAGTGGAAGAGACTACAAGTTGATGTTCCGGTTTCGGAACAGCCAGAGAAGATAGGGTTACTTGCAAGGCTATTTGGCCGAAAGGGGAACTAAAATGCAGGGTTATCGGACTTATATTGCGGCAGCGATTGCTGCGATTGGTGGCGTTATCGCTATGACAGACTGGGTATCCTTCCTGTCTAACTGGAAGGCTGGTCTTGCTACGGTTGGTATGGCGATTGTAATGGCGGTCTTCCGTGCCATTACCACTACGCCTCCCGGCACTCCGCCGTCCGCGTAATGTTTTCAATCGCATCAGCGATTGCTGCTATCTTTGGCTTTCTGCGCGATCTGCTCGGCTTGCAGCGTCGCGCAGAGGACCGTCAGGCTGGGCGTGATGAGGTCAGGGCAGAGGTTAACGCGAAAACACTGGAGACGACCAATGCGATGGACGCCGTTCCTCGCCCTACCGATGATTCTGTTTCTGACAGCATGCGATCCGGTAAGTTCTAACATTGTTGTTCAGATCGTCTGTCCGCGTATTAACGAATACGATGTTGCAACGCAGGAACGAGCATTAGCGGAATACAATGCATTGCCAAAGGATTCGGCTTTGCGATTATTCATAGGAGATTACAAACAGTTGCGTGATAGGGTTCGGGTATGTCGTGGTGAAGCGCTAAAGTGACGTGGGGGCTAAGATGTTCTGGAATTTATCGTCGCTGGTTATAGGCGGCCTTCTATTGGCTGGCTGTGCCGGGATGGATAGCAAAGCCAACCTCTTCATGGATACCTCTACCGTTCGCCCACCGCCGCTCCCTGTGGCGGATATGCCGCCACCAAAGACAATCCCTAAGCCGAACCTCAAGATAAAGCGTGAGGCGGTTCCTGTTCCAATTCCAAGACCAGTTCCTGTTGCTCCTCCTGTTGTGCAGGAGCCGCCTCACCATTGGTATGATCACCTTAAGTTCTGGCAGAAATAAGACCATGGATGGGGTCCCGGTCTGGATTGCTTTCGCTGTCGCTGCCACAGCCCCTATCCTAGGGATTTTAGGGTTTTGGATGAATCTATCCAGCCGCCTTACTAAGGCGGAGCTTACAGCAGATGAAGCGGATAAAGCAGCCAAGGATGCTTCTGATAAGGCGTCGGTATTATCTGCTTCCTTTGGGCTATACCGTGAGCATATTGCATCCAACTATATTCATAGGGATGTCATGCGAGAAGTTGAGGATAGGCTTATGCAAGCCATTGACAGACTCGCAGATCGGTTGGACCGTGTACTAGAGCGGTCTGATAGGGGTCATTGAAATGATTATTGGCATCTTAATTGGGGCTGCTGCCATCATAGGCGGCATGGTCTGGTTGATTAATAATCTCGATTCCAACACGGCACTTGGGTTTATAGTCCTAGGTGTAGCTCTCATTTTTGCCAGTACAGTCTTTGCTCATGACCATAACCGTCCTGGATTAGATAGCTGGTTTAAGGCCCTGAGCCCTAGCCCTGGCGGCGTTCCTTGTTGTGATGGTTCGGATGCGAAGAGGCTGGATGACGTTGATTGGGAAACCAAGGACGGTAACTATCGCGTTAGGATTGATGGCCAGTGGGTTGATGTCCCCCCATCAGCAGTACTCAAACAACCTAATTTGGCTGGACCAACAATGGTTTGGCCTTGGTATAAGGATGGGAACCTGGCAGTAAGATGCTTTATGCTTGGAACCATGTCTTGAGATGGCTATTCCCGGCAAACGAACCTGCTCAGATGAAGAAATCATTCATCTGGTAGAAGCGATAGGGGCCACCGCCACAGCTAAACAATTGGGGATGACAGAACGTAGTGTTTATGGGCGGCTGAAAAGGATAAGACGATTTCGTCCTGTTGGTACTCCCACCTCATTACAAGTTGAACACCCAGACCGCGTTTGTTTTGAACTTAAGAACGGCTCTGTTTTAATCGGTTCTGACTTCCATATTTGGCCCGGCAACGAATCAACTGCACTGCGGGCCTTTAAGAAGATTTGCAAGAACATTCAACCAAGAGCAATTGTTTTAAATGGCGATGTTCTCGATTTCCCATCCATATCTAGACATCCCCCAATGGGGTGGGAGAGTATTCCGCTTCCATTTGAGGAAATCGAATGTGTCCAAGACCACCTAAACGATATCGAGCAGGCGGCCACTCGTGGTTCCAAGAAGATTTGGACACTCGGGAATCACGACGCCAGATTTGAGATGAAGCTGGCGGCCTTTGCCAAAGAATACAAGAACATCAAAGGCATACATCTCAGCGACCATTTCAATCCATGTTGGGAGAAGGGTTGGTCCACTTGGATCAACGATACGGTGGTGTGTAAGCACCGCTGGAAGGGTGGCATTCATGCTGCTTACAATAATACCTTGGGATCAGGCAAAACGATGGTGACCGGCCATCTGCACAGCCAAAAAGTCACCCCATTCACGGATTACAATGGAACGCGTTATGGGATTGACACTGGCTGCGTGGCGGACCCATATCATCCGGCCTTCTCTTATGCTGAAGACAACCCACGGAACTGGATATCTGGCTTTGCTGTCCTGACATTTAAGGACGGTAAGTTATTGCTTCCGGAACTGTGTAGTGTGTGGTCGAAGAATGAAGTCCAATTTCAAGGGAAAATTATCAAGGTCTAGGGCTGTGACGCTGATCATCACACCAGATATGTTGGCGGGGATGTATGAGTATCTCCGGACCACGCCGCCCTTTAAGAGCTGGCGGCTGCCGCCGAGCAGTGAGGTCAAGTTCAAGATATCCAAGAGCAATAGCGAGTATGGTCGCTATCAATGGGATGGCAAGCGGCACACAATTACTGGTTCAAAAAACGCTATTGGGCAGACTTATACCTTGGCACGGTTTGTGGCTCATGAGATGATCCATCTGCATCTGGAGATTACGGGCAAAGAATCCCGTAATGGCGGGGTTAACACCCACAATGCTGCATTTAAACGGTATGCTGTGCGCGTATGTAAATACCACGGCTTTGATCTGAAGGCATTCTATTGAAGATTTATCTCGCTGGTGCCATGAGAGGCCGAAAGCATTTCAATCGTGCTGCGTTCGCGTTAGCTGCGGCTGACTTGCGCGCGAAGGGGCACATCGTATTCGTGCCAACGGAATACACCGAGTGCATCTATGGACCTCAGGTTCTAATCACAAACGAGAATGGCGATCCTAACGAGGCGGCAGAGAACTTTGGATTGGATGATCGCAAGGTATTCTCCGGTGATCTGGCTTTCATCTGCCTGGATGCAGATGCCATTGTGGTATTGCCGAACTCAGAGAAGTCCAAGGGAACCAAGGCGGAAACTGCGGTCGCAGAAGCCCTCGGTATCCCCGTGCATGAGTGGAGCCCAGCTCTTAAGCTGGATTAATTGGTCAGGGTAGTAGGACTTGAACCTACAGCTTCCGCGTCCCAAACGCGGCACTCTGCCATTGAGCTATACCCTGGTTGGTAGCGGGGGTGGGATTCGAACCCACGACCTCTTGGTTATGAGCCAAGCGAGCTGACCGGACTGCTCCACCCCACGTTAACCTGTATATCAATGGGCTCTGGCGGCGACAAGATGAAGTGGCCGGGTTGGGGGCTTTAACCCACTTCACCATTCTCTCGCGCAAGGGGGGACAAACACAAGAGCTGCCGCCGCCAGAAGGGGAAAGAACATAC